TATCTACCGCGACGAATATTACCTGGAGCGGGAAGAGCCAAAGCGCCGCGAAAAGGATACCGAAGAGAAATTTGCCGAGCGGGTGGAGAGCTGGCAGCGCCGGCTTGATGAGACCAAGGGCCGGGCGGATATCATTACGGCCAAGTGGCGGCAGGGAAAAATCGGCACCGTCCGGGTTAATTTTAACCCGGTGCGGCAGGTGTTTTTTGATGAAGAACATTAAAAGAAAGGAAAGAAGATGAAGATTAATAAATACATGGCTACGCTCGTTGCCGATATGAGTTTTCAATGCTGCAGCGGTACCGTGCAGGCGGTGATGGTCCGGCTTGTTGCGCAGATTGCGGTTAACTGCGGCGGTTATCTCAGGCATAACGGACGCGATCTTTCGGTTGACGATCTCGCCAGAATTTTGGCGTTTCCAGCCGCCACTTTGCAAGGATATCTGGAAGAGCTGGAAAGTGCAGGGCTTATAGCAAGAGACAGTCAAATCGGAGGGTGGTTTATTCCGGAGCTGGTCAGGCAGGACGAAATTTCTCAAAAACGCCGGGCGGCCGGAAAGAAAGGCGCGCAATCCACTAACGTAGTGCATCTTGCCACGGCGCTCAAAACGCGTGATTTAAGCAAGTCGCGGCATTTGCCGCGGCAAAACATGCAGCAAAATTTATTTAATAAAAATAATGATGTGGCCGACATTGAAACGGCCAGGGCAAAAAAAGAAAAAAGAACCAAAAAAGAAAAAAATAATAATATATATATATATATCTTCGATCGGAAAATTCGCATTGACGATCGGGGCAGCGAAGCCAACAAGGTTGCGTTTCCGGGAGATAACTTTACTGTTTTTGAACGGGAGTGGGATGCCATTGCCGAAGCCTTTCCGGAATTTGATTATCATGATGATTTGTACGATATGTTCGACCGGCATGATCGCTGGCTCGAGGATAAGGGAATCCGCGAGCGTAATAACTGGTTGCCGCTGCTGCTCGGGATGATGAAAAAGGCGCATGGCGGCTGGGTCCGTGCCGATGAACAACAGATTGCGGCTTAGTCAGGGAGGAGGCAAACATGAATGCACAGCTCAAGGCAATGAACAGGAAGGTCAGGCGCTCGCAGCTTTATCTGCGGCGAGCGATGCGGGAAATTGAATGTATGATACCGGCGGCTGCGAATCCTGATGATTATCTTTACGATCCGCGCTATGCCGTGCCGGTTTCAAGGCACGGGAAAAACGGGCCCGCCGTGGCAAGAAGCGATGTAAGAAAAGTTTCGATACTGGGCCCTGACGGCCAGGAGGCCAGCGTTTACCGGGTATCAGGGCCTTTGATCAGAATGTACAGGAACCGTTCGATCAATGAAGATATGCTATACGCCGGGGCTCACTTCCAGTCGCGCTTTGCCGTTGCAGGGTTCGATCAGGTCAGGACTACCAACCTCAGCGGGGCCGGCGGCGGCGGTGATTACAACATTCCGGACAGAGTGCTGCAGGCAAGGAAGGATGTCAGGTCTTACATGAACGCTTTGCTGGAGCCTTCGCCGCTTTCGGTTGCGGCATGGTGGATCGCAGGGCTGGGATGCCGGTTTGAGGATGTGGCAACGGCAAACAAGGAAAGAAATCTTTCCGGGCTCAGCGGAGGCGATTCGGCTAAATACTGGCGCGGTCAGCTGGTAGCGGCTCTGGTTGTTATGGCAGAACATCACCGCGTCAGGTTCCTTAATACCAGCCGGAAACGCAGGCGTTTCTCAGGATTTAAAAACTTTAAAGCAGATGATTTGATATGCAGTGAGCGCTGAGCTTTTGTTAATTATTTGACCGGGGCCCCGAGAATGAAGATAATTTTGTACAGGTCGAGAAGTGCGAGCGCACCGGCCACAACTTTTCAGGAAATTTTGTAATGCCTAAAAGGGCGAAAATGTTTCGGCCGCCGGGATGGCGGCCGCCTGAAGAACGCAAGCGCGAACAGGACAGGCGGCGGGGCTCTCAAAGAGAGCGGGGATATACCAGGCAATGGGCGAAAGCACGGCTCCAGTTTCTTAAAGAACATCCTTTGTGCGCGGAATGTCTGAGAAATGAACGGGTGACCGAGGCTACTGTCGTTGATCATATTACTCCGCACCGGGGCGATATGAATTTGTTCTGGAACAGAAATAACTGGCAGCCTCTTTGCGCTTCATGCCATGGCCGCAAGACTGCAAAAGAAGACGGAGGATTCGGCAACAGGGGGAGGGGGGAGTAAAATCTCTATACCCTGAAACGCTGGTAACCGCGCTTTGGGTGTTTTTTTATAGCCGCAGGTTTTGAAAAACAAAAAGTATATAAGAGTATAATAAAATCAATAGGTTATGCTGTTTAAAAACAGGAAATATTTCCTGTTTTTCCTTTTTTTTGCAGGGCGGAGCAGAGATCAGCTCGCGTGGCTCATAACCACGAGGACACAGGTTCAAATCCTGTTCCTGCAACCAAAATCTATGGAGTAAACAAATGGGAGCGAGAGGGCCGGCTGCGAAGCCGGTAAAAGAAAAACAGCTAGCCGGAAATCCGGGCAAAAGAGAAATTGACAAGAAAAGTGCGCAGGATTCAGCACCGAAATCTTTGCCTTTAAAACCTGATTTTGTTGATAAAACTGCCGCAGATATCTGGGACATTACTGTTCATCAGATGGCGAATATGGGAGTTCTCTCAACAATAGACGGCGCAATGCTGGAGATTTATTGCAATAATTTTGCAAAAATTCGCAAGCTTCAAAAGTTTTTGTTTGAAAACAACGATACTTATGAAACTAAAACGGCGACCGGGCCTATGATTAAAGTCAGGCCGGAAGTCGTAATTCTACAACGCTGCCAGCAGCAGCATCTGGCGATTGCAAACCAGTTTGGTCTTAGCCCGTCGGCGCGGACAAGGCTGCCGGACCCAAACCAGGGCGATCTTTTTAAGGATAAAAACCCGTTCGGGACTCTAAATTGAAACGATGCCGGCAAAATATCCGCATGTCATCAAGGCTGAAAAGTACGCCAGAGACGTTGTAAATGGTGAAATAGTTGCCTGCGAATGGGTTATTAAAGCCTGTCAACGGCACCTTGAAGACAAAAAAAAGGTTAAAAATCGCGGCTTTAAGTACAGATTTGACCGAAAAAAAGCTGAAAAAATCTGCAAATTTTCGGAGTTTTTTCCTCACGTAAAAGGAAAATGGGCGCGAAAAGGCGAAAAAATCGTACTTGAGCCCTGGCAGTGTTTTATTCTTTGCATGATTTTCGGCTGGGTCCGGAAAACAAACGGATTAAGACGTTTTCGCAAGGTATTGATTATGGTGCCGCGCAAAAACGGTAAAAGTTTGTTTGCGGCACTTATCGGCCTTTACATGCTGGTTGAAGATGGAGAGCATGGCGCTGAAATTTACTCCGGCGCAACCAGCGAAAAGCAAGCGTGGGAAGTGTTTCGCCCGGCAAGGTTAATGGCGCTTAAAGCGCCATATTTCAGAACGCATTACGGGCTTCAGGTTAACGCTTCGAACATTAACGTGTCTGACACTGAATCGCGTTTTGAGCCTTTAATCGGCAAGCCTGGCGACGGCTCCAGCCCGTCATGCGCAATACATGACGAGTATCACGAACATGATACCGATGAGCAGGTTGATACCATGGAAACCGGCATGGGCGCGCGCGAGCAGCCCCTGCAGTTTATAATTACTACGGCTGGTTCAAATCTCGCCGGGCCTTGTTATGCCTTGCAAAAGGATGCGGAAAAGGTTCTTAATGGCGTTTACGAAGATGATGCTTTTTTTGCAATAATTTATACAAAAGACGAAGACGATCAGTGGGACTCGATCGAAACTGCTCAGAAAGCTAATCCAAATTACGGCGTTTCGATCGACAGTGATTATTTGGAGCAGCAGTTAAAGCAGGCCCGCCACAATCCGAGAAAGCAGGCAATTTATAAAACGAAGCACCTGAATATGTGGGTCGCTTCAATGAATGCTTACTTTAACATTAACAAATGGCTAAATAACGCCGACAAAGAATGCAGAATTGAGCACTTTTATGGAATGCCCTGCACAGGCGGTCTTGATCTTGCCAGCAAAATTGATATTGCAGCGCGAAGTTTACTGTTTCCACCCTATGGCGACCGAGATTATTTCGTACATTTTGGCAAATTTTATTTGCCCGAAGCCACAGTTTATGGAGATGACACTAAACAGCATTATCAGGCCTGGGATACTGAAGGCTGGTTAACTGTAACTGACGGCGAAATTATTAATTTTGACGTTATTAAAGATGATATTGTTGAAATTGCAAGTTTAATACAGCTGGAAAATCTCGGATACGATCCGCATCAGGCTACAATGCTGGCCACGTCTTTGGGTAATGAAGGCATTCCGGTTCTTGAATACCGTCCTACAGTTCTTAATTTTAGCGAACCTATGAAACAGGTCGATGCATATATCAGATCAGGTCTTTTGAGGCACAGCGGCGATCCGGTGATGACCTGGATGATGTCAAACGTCGTCGCCAAAGAAGATAAAAAGGACAACGTTTATCCAAACAAGGAACGGCCTGAAGCAAAAATAGACGGCGCTGTTTCGTTAATTATGGCTATGGGGTTATACATGGCCGGCTACGGCATAGACAACACGTCTGTATACGAAAAAAGAGGAATTATTACGCTATGAAGCAGATATGGAATGTTTTACCAGGGGTAAACTGGAAAGCTTTTATTAAAGAAAGATTTGAGGAATTACTTGTTTTTGGCGGTCTTGCAAGTGTTTGTTATGGAGTGTCGCTGTTTAGCGTGCCTTCTGCCTGGATAGTGGGCGGCGGAGTGCTTTTTGCTCTTGGTCTAATCCACGCCAAAGGCTGATATTTATGGGTCTTGTCCCGAAAGTACAGTTCCGGTCGGAAAAGGTCGATCCGGTGCATCCTAAAGATACTGCGCTGATTAAAATGTTCGGGCTAAATCGCTCGAATTTCGGTGTAAATGTCGATTCAGACAACGCACTTGAAGTTGTCGCGGTTATGGCCTGCGTAAAGGTTATTGCCGAAACCATGGCAAGCCTTCCTTTTGTGCTTTACCGCCGGCGCGCGGATGGCGGCAAGGACAAAGCCCGTGATCATTATCTTTTTGAGCTTTTGCGCTACCAACCCAACCGCTGGCAGTCATGGTTTAATTTTTGCGAAATGATGGCCGGCCATATTATGTTGCGCGGCAATGCCTACGCGCTAAAGGTTTTTGAACGCAGCGGCCGAATAAAAGAGCTGGTGCCGATTCACCCGGACAGAGTTTTGGTTTTCCGGGCAAAAAACGGCGACCGGGCGTATGCCTACACGCCGCGTGATAATGCTGAGCAGCAGATTTTGCTGCAGGAAGAATTGTTTCATGTTCCAGGATTGTCGTTCGACGGTCTGGCCGGTCTTGATCCGATTGAATACGCAAGAAATGCTATTGGATTATCAAAAGCAGCCGAAGAGTTTGGCGGCAGATTTTTTCAAAACGATGCCCGTCCGGGAATTATTCTGAAACATGAAAAGCAGCTATCGCCTGAGGCTGTAGACAGACTGCGGGAGTCATGGGAAGAACGCTTCGGCGGAGTCAAAAAGTCTCACAAGCCGGTCGTACTTGAAGATAATATGGACATAAAGGAAATTGGCGTTGCTCCTGACAATGCCCAGTTTCTGGAAACGCGAAAGTTTCAAAAAGCAGAGATAGCAGGATTTTTTCGGGTTCCTTCCCATTTGATTAACGATCTTGAAAAGGCGACTTTTTCAAACATCGAAAACATGGGCCGCCAGTTTGTTGATTATACTCTGCTGCCCTGGTTCGTGCGTTTTGAGCAAGCCGCAAGAATGCAGCTTTTAACTACAGCTGAAAAAAAAGCCGGTTACTTTGCTGAAATAGAGCCTGCGGCGTTGCTGCGCGGTGATCTGAAATCGCGGTATGAGGCTTACGGTATCGGGCGTAACTGGGGATGGCTGTCTGTTAACGAAATTCGCCGCAAGGAAAATATGAATCCGATTGATGAAGGCGATGTTTATCTACAGCCGCTTAATATGACCGGTGCCGGTGATCCACCGGAAAACAATTCTTCTGACGGGACAAAGCTGCGCAAGATTTTGCCGGTGCTGGATGCCGCTGCTTCCAGAGTCGTGCAAAAAGAGGTTAAGGCGCTGCGGCGAAGTCTGGAAAAGCCTGATTTTGATGATTTTCTTGACAATTTTTATAAAGAGCACCGCGATTTTGTCAGTGAAGTGCTTGGAGTTTCTGCAGTCGTCGCCCGTTCATGGTGCGAAGAACAGCTCAGCGAAATCAGATATTCCGTCAGTCGTAAAGAAATACTTGACAGCTGGGAGGCCGACAACGGCAAAGCGTTGCGGCAAATGGTATTGGAACACCTTGATGGAGAAACTTGATGGAAAAAGAGACAAGAGCGTTTGAGCTTAGTGAAATTCGTGTTGAAAAACGTGATGATGAAGCTGCTAAAATTATCGGCCATGCTGCTGTTTTTGACCAGCTTTCCGAAAATCTTGGCGGTTTTCGTGAAAAAATCGCCGCAGGAGCTTTTTCCGAAGCTTTAAAAGAAAGCGACGTCCGCGCTCTTTTTAATCACAACCCTGATTTTGTTCTTGGCAGAAACCGCTCCGGCACCCTGCAGCTTAACGAAGACGCACGGGGTCTTGCTATTGAAATAGACCCGCCTGATACGCAGGTGGCCAGAGATCTGATTGTATCAATGGACCG